TGCTCCCCCTGGAGAAAGCGACACCAAAAGCCCCGGCCATGTGTCGGGGTTTTTCGTTTCTGCTGACCCGCCATGCGTGGGCTCAGTTACGGCCCCGCTCTGCGCGGCCAGCAGCCCGTGCGACGGGCAGCGCTGCCAATACTCGCGTCATCCAATACAGCGCCATTCCCCGCCATGGATAGCATCCGTGGCCCGACGCTCAGGCGTCTCTGTAACACGGCCGCCGCCTCTGCCTCTGGCACGCGGCGGTTTTTGTTCACAAATTCCGGCACCCGTGCCCGCCTCTTTGCTCCCAGCGGATGGCGGTGCATCGCGGTGCCGGGCCTAACTGCATGGAGCCGCCGGCGCATGCCAGGGTAAGCCTATGAGAGTCCGCGAAATGACCGAGCCAGCATCTACCGCTTTCGGCGGCATCGCCCTGTACAAGCTGGGCGTGCTGGGTGCGTGCTCTGCCATCCTGGTGACTATCGTGGTGATGGCCATGACTCTGCCCAAGACGGCGCGGGAGTTCGTGGTGGCGATGATCTGCACCGTGGTGTCGAGTATCGGCGGCGGTGCGTTCGTGATCCGCTGGCTTGATCTGCAGCACTATGCCCACGACGACATCGGGGTGATCGCGCTGACTGCCGTGATCTTTGTTTGCGGCCTGCCGGCCTGGGTGGTGGTGCGTGGCTGGTTTGCGTACACCGAGGCGCGCAAGGGGCGCAGTCTGCTCGAACTGATCCGCGAGGTGCGTGAGGCGGTCAAGGGCGGCAGCTAGTGTTCAAGGTTACATTCAGCGGCCTGCGTGAGCGCCTGCAGACGCTGGATCGTCTGGCTGTGCGCGTGTGAGGCGCGGAGATACGCAAGGGCGCACAAAACACACAAGGGATAACACATGGCACTGACTGCTAAGCAGGAGGCCTTTGCGCTTGCCTACTTGCAGACAGGCAATGCCAGTGAGGCCTACCGACGCGCGTACAACGCCGAGAACATGAAGCCGGAGACGGTGAACAAGCGGGCCTGCGAGCTGATGGCGAACGGGGCGATCACGGGTAGGCTCGCTGAGCTGAATGCTGCGGCCGTATCTGCCGCCGTGATGACTCGCCAAGAGGCCTTGGAGCGCCTTTCTGTGTTCGCCCGTACCGATCTGGCGGATCTGGTCGAGTTCGGCTCATACGAGCTTGGGCAGGACGACAGCGGCCAGCCGATTGTTCAAGCGTCGTGGCATATCCGCGACTCCGTGCTGCAAGACCCGAAGAAGCTGGCAGCCATCTCCGAGCTGAGCGCCACGAAAGACGGGATCAAGATAAAGACCCACTCGCCGCTGCAAGCCATCCAACAGCTAGCCAAGCTGCAAGGCTGGGATGTTCACGAGCTGGACGCCGAGGCCAAGCGCCTAACCAACGAGAAGCTGCGCCGCGAGCTGGGTGAAGGCATGACGCAGACCGCTGTGAGGTTCTCCCGCGATGCCTGAGATCATCCACCGCCTGACTGGGCCTCAGTATGACTTCGTGCATGCGGCTGATCGCTTCCCGCTGTTCCTCGGTGGCTTCGGTGCCGGCAAGTCCGAGGCGCTGGTCTGCCGGATGCTGCGCTTGCTAGGGGATAACCCCGGCTGCAATGTCGGGTACTTCGCGCCGACCTATGACCTGATACGCCTGATTGCATGGGACCGCTTCGAGTCAAAGCTAACCGAGTGGGGCGTACCGTACCGGCTGAACAAGTCGAGCAACGATCTGGAGATCGGCGGCTTGGGCCGCGTGATATTCCGCACCCTGGACAATCCCGCGCGTATCGTCGGCTTCGAGATTGCGGACGCCGGCATTGACGAGCTGGACACGCTCAAGACCGAGCAGGCCCGCGACGCCTGGAACAAGATCATTGCCCGCTGCAGGCAGAAGAAGCCGAACGGCGAGCAGAACAGCGCAGCAGTCGCCACGACGCCAGAAGGTTTCCGATTTGCATACGACCGCTGGCAGCGCAATCGCGCGGACGGATACGTCATGTACCGGGCGCCGACATACAGCAACAAGCACTTGCCCGAGGGCTATCGCGAGTCGCTGGAAGCTGCCTACCCGCCGAACCTGTTGTCGGCCTATCTGGAAGGGCAGTTCGTCAACCTCACCAGCGGTGCGGTTTATCCCGACTTCGACAGGGCGCTGAACGGCACGCATGAGACTGTGAGGCCAAACGAGCCCGTGCATGTGGGCCTCGACTTCAACGTCTACAACTGCACGGCAGTCGTCTACGTCATCCGCGAAGGCGCCCCGCTTGCCGTGGGCGAGCTAACAGGCGTGCGAGATACGCCCGCTATGGCGCAATCCCTGCGCGAGCGATACCTGGACCAAGGGCATAGCGTCACCGTCTATCCAGACGCAAGCGGCGCGGCTCACAAGAGCGTCAACGCGGCAGAATCGGACATCGCCATCTTGCGCCAGGCCGGCTTCGTGATTCGCGCCAAGGGTACAAACCCCGCTGTGCGTGATCGCGTGGCATCGGTCAACGCGATGATCTGCGCGGCCAATGGCGAGCGCCGGCTGAAGGTCAACGCCGCGCTTTGCCCGCATCTGGTCGAAACCCTCGAGCAGCAGGCCTACGACAAGAACGGCGACCCCGCCAAGGACACCGGGCTTGACCATTGCGCGGATGCGATGGGCTACCCGCTGGCGTACCTGTACCCAATCAAGAAAGCCGCCACACACACTCAATCGCTACGGATGTGACCATGAGCAACGACCCGAGCCAAACAATCCCCGCCGTGGATGCCATGCGCGAAGATTGGGCCATCGTTGCGCCGCTGATGGGCGGCACTGCCGCGATGCGCAACGCTGCCAAGGCATTGCTGCCTCAGTACCCGGCAGAGGAGGACGACGCGTATCTGTCCCGTCTGCGCCTCTCCACGCTGCTGCCTGCCTATGCCGAGACGGTGAACAGCAACACCAGCCGCGTATTCGCTGAGCCTTTGCAGATTGGCGACGATGTGCCGCCTGTCGTGGCTGAGCTGTGCGAGGACGTGGATCTAGGCGGTAACGACCTCAATGCGTGGGCTGTCGAGTATTTCCGCACGGCGCTGAGCTACGGCCTCTGTCATGCGCTGATCGACTACCCGCAAGCCGGCGAGCTTCAGACCGCAGCGGATGAGGAAGCGGCAGGGGTTCGCCCGTATGCCGTACTGATTCACCCGGAGCGCGTGCTGGGCTGGCGTGCCGATGGCGGTAGGCTGCTGCAGGTTCGCTTTACCGAATCTGTCGAGGTGCCTGATGGTGACTTCGGCGTCAAAGTGGTTGAGCAGGTCCGAGTCCTTGAGCCTGGCCTGTGGCGCACCTACCGCAAGCAGGAAGGTGGCAGCTGGACAATGCACGAGGAAGGCAGCACTAGCCTGTCCTATATCCCTTGGGTGACCTTCTACACCGGTCGCACGGGAATGATGACCGCCAAGCCGCCACTGCTAGAGCTGGCCCACATGAACGTTGATCACTGGCAGCTCAGGAGCGATTACAGGAACATTCTGCATGTCGCGCTTGTCCCGCTGCTATTCATGTTCACTGACGACGAGCAATTCAAGCTGGTCATCAGCGCAGGCAGCGCGACCCGTATGCCGAAAGACGGCGATGCGAAGTATGTTGAGCACAGCGGCACCTCCATTGCTGCCGGCAAAGGTGCTCTCGACGATCTAGTCGAAGAAATGCGCATGGCCGGCGCCAAGCTGCTGCAGAAAGACAAGCAGCAGACCAAGACGGCCGCACAGGCGAACGAGGAGGCCGCGCAAGAGCTGTCCCCGCTGGCCCGTATGGCCTCGCAATTCGCTGACTGCATCGCGCAGATGCTGCAGATCTTCGCGGACTATCGCGGCCTCCCTGATGGTGGCGCCGTCGAGATGCGTGGCAATTTTGAGCAGGACTTTGCGCCGGAGACAACGCTGCCACTGCTGCTCAACATGGCGTCGGCCGGCAAGCTGTCGGATGAAACCCTGTTCGCCGAGATGCAGCGCCGTGGCGTGGTCAGTGATGAATACAGCTGGCGGGAAGAGCAGGGGCGCATCGCTAGCCAGGGGCCGGCGCTTGGGGTGATTTGATGGCGACCGTCAACGAGCAGCTATTCGACGAACTGACCGCCCATGCCGTCGACCTGCAGCAGTATTCCGATGGCGTAGTGCGCCGGATGATCTCGCTGCTGAATCGCGCTGACGCAGACCTTTCCGCCGAGCTGGCTGCGGCTCTGGAGCGCATGCCGGCCGATTCCTTCACCGTCGAGCGGCTGGAGGCTCTGCTGGGCTCCGTCCGACAGCTGAACGCAGCAGCCTATGCGAGTGTCACAGAAGCGCTACAGAGCGAGCTGCGTGCCTTTGCGGCGTATGAGGCGGGCTATCAGTCAACCCTGTACCAGTCAGTCATCCCGGCAGCTGTGCAGGTGCGCTATTCGATTGCCTCGGTATCGCCGAATCAGGTCTACAGCGCGGCGATGTCCCGGCCGTTTCAGGGGCGCCTGCTGAAGGATTGGGCCAGCAATATCGAGGCCGGCCGCATGACAAAGATCCGCGACGCGATCCGCATCGGCTACGTCGAAGGCAAGACCGCCTCTGAGATCGTCAAAGGCATTCGCGGCACCAAGGCGGCGGGCTACGCTGACGGCCTGCTACAGCGGCCACGGCGCGACTTGATGGCTGTGGTGCAGACGGCGATCAGTCATACAGCATCCGTGGCGCGCGAGCAGTTCAACGAGGCGAACAGCGATCTGATCAAGGCCGAAGTCTGGCGCTCAACACTCGACACCAAGACTTCAGCCCCATGCAGGCTGCGCGACGGGCTCAAGTACGACGCGCAGACCCATAAGCCCATCGGGCACAAGGTGCAATGGCTGCAAGGGCCTGGACGCATCCACTGGAACTGCCGCTCGACTTCCACGCCTGTGACGAAAAGCTGGCGTGAGTTGGGCATTCCCATTGACGAGATGAGTCCGAGCGAGCGAGCCAGCATGGATGGGCAAGTGCCGGCCGAGACGACCTTCGCAAGCTGGCTGCAACGGCAATCAGCAGCGCGGCAGGATCAGGTGCTTGGCCCGGAGCGCGGCAAGCTGATCCGTGAAGGCGGGCTGAAACTGCCGGACCTGTACGCACCGAACGGCCGCTACCTGACGCTTGAGGAATTGCGCGAGCGTGATGCCGCGGCGTTCGCTAGAATCGCTGCATGACCGAACGCCGATTCACCGTTATCGAAGGCTCCAAGCCACCCGACACGCCTGCCGAGCAGGTGCGCGAGCGCGTACGCAAGGCTCCCAAGCCCCGCGCTATGCCGCAGTGTCACCGATGCGGTGGCCGCGAGTACATCGAAACCAAGATCGGCATTGGCAAGACAGCGACGAAGCAGAGGCTTTGCTTCCTATGCGCCATGAAAGGCGAGCGCGTCATCATGTGACGCCAACCAAGATTCAAACCGAACCCGCCTAGTGCGGGTTTTTTATTGCCTGCTGGTCAGTGACCGGCTCCATACGCCCGGAGGGCACATGGCTAAGTTGATCCTGCAAGACGGTACAGAAGTCGAGGCATTCACCGCCGACGAAATGAAGGCGGCAGTCGAGAAAGAGACGGGCGGCCTGAAAGCAAAGCTCGATGAATTGCTAGGCGAAACCAAGACCGCCAAGCAGCGCGCCCGCGAACTTGAAGAGGCTCAAGCGGCCGCCGAGGAAGAACGCCAGCGCGAGAAGGGCGAGTTTAAGTCCTTGTACGAGCGCGAGCAGAAGGCCAAGCAAGAGCTGGCCGACAAGTTCGCCGAATTCCAGGCCAAGGTGCAGCGCCAAGAGATCAGTCTCGAAGCGCAGCGCCTGGCAGGCCAGCTATCGAAAGACCGCGACCGCAGCGAGCTACTAGCCGAAAAGGTCGCGCAACTGGCCAAGCACACAGACGCCGGGGTCCGCTTCGAGATCGGCGGCGTAGAGGTCGAGCCCGACAAGGTGCTGGCCCATCTGAAGAGCAAATACCCCTTTCTGGTTGATGCCAGCGGGGTGACCGGGGGCGGGGCTTCCACTAGCAGCAGCCACGGCGGGGCCGTGAAGAAGTTCAACGAATACTCAGGCGCGGAACTGTCGGACATTCGCAAGCGCGACCCTGCCCAGTACGAACGCCTTAAAACTGACTACTACGGCACCGGAGAATAACCCCATGGCCACCGTTCAACTGAGCGACATCATCGACGTTAAGGTTTTCCAAGACCTGCCGTCCGTCAACAGCCCCGAGAAGACGGCGTTCTTCGAGTCGGGCGTCGTCACCCGTAACTCCCTGCTCGATGGCATCGCCGCCGCAGCCGGTAAGACTGCAGAGCTGCCGTTCTGGAAGGATATCGACGCCACCGTTGCGCCGAACCTGTCCACTGACAACCCTGCCACCCTGGCCACCCCGGACAAGATCGTCCAGGGCGAGCAGATCGCCCGCAAGGCGTTCCTGAACAAAGGCCTATCTGCTGCCGATCTGGCTTCCGAGCTGGCTATGGGTAGCCGTGCGATGGATCAGATCCGCGCTCGCGTCGACGCCTACTGGCTGCGTCAATGGCAGCGCCGCCTGATTGCTTCGTGCAACGGCATCCTGGCTGACAACGTGGCCAACAACAGCGGCGATATGGTCATCAACGTGGCCGCCGAAGCGACCGCCTCGCAGACCGCAACCACCAAGTTCAACCGCGACACCTTCACCGACGCCGTTTACACCATGGGCGATGCGGCCGACGCGCTGCGTGCCATCGCCGTCCATTCGGCTGTGATGAAGCAGATGGTGAAGAACGACGACATCGTGTATGTGCAGGACAGCCAGGGTCGCCTGACCATCCCAACCTACATGGGTCTGCGCGTGATCGTGGACGACGGCCTGCCTGTAGTTGCTGGCACTACCAGCGGCTTCAAGTACACCAGCGTCATCTTCGGTGAAGGTGCGTTCGGCTACGGCGACGGTGCTCCGGTCGTTCCGGTCGAGGTTCAGCGTGAGGCTAACCAGGGCAACGGCGCAGGCGTCGAAACCCTCTGGACCCGCAAGACGTGGATTCTGCATCCGTTCGGCTACCAGAACACCGGCACTCCGGCGAGCGTTTCGTTCAGCCTGGCAGAGCTGGCCGCTGATGCCGCATGGTCCCGCGTCGTTGAGCGCAAGAACGTCCCGATCAGCTTCCTCGTCACCAACTGATCAAGAGCGGGGGCTTCGGCCCCTGCCTCTCTGAGGAGAGCGCATGACAAAGTTAAACGAAGACGGGTTGATCCCAGGCCAGCCCGTCGACTTCGCCACCATTCAACGGGTCGAGCGCAGTCGTAAGAAACAAGACGAGCCGCAGCCGCGCAAGCCCAAGCCGAAACCCGAGGCGTAACCCATGGATTACATCACTGTCGCGCAGGTAGACGCGCTGCTCGGTGCAGGCTGGGCCGGTACTGGCGACCCTGCTCGCGCGGTGCTGATGGCCAATACATGGCTTAGCGCAAAGCCGCTGCCGGCGTTCGAAGAGGTTCCTGCTGCGGTTGTACAGGCCGGGGCGGAAATCGCACGCGAGGCGGCATCAGGGGCGCTTTACGGGGCATCCGAAACCGGAGTGCTGAGCAAGTCGGTAGAGGCGGGTGGCGTGTCGAGCAGCAAGACGTTCTCAGCTACCGCTCGCACCGTGACCGCTGGCGAGTCGTTCGCGATGGCATTGCTGGCCCCTTATCTGTCTGCCGGTCAAGTCCGGCTTGTGAGGGGCTGACATGGGCCTACGCGATGACTTGAGCAGAGACATTGCCGAGGCGTTCGATACTGACCTGTCGGACGCTGTGCGCGCCTTCACGGCCTCACATGCGGACGAAGCGGTCTATGACCCAGCAACGGGCGAGATGACCGCGACGGATCTGCCCTATACGGGGCGCGGCGTGTTCAGCGGTTACCGGCTCGACCAGATAGACGGCACGCTGATTCAGGCGACCGACCTTCAGTTGCTGGCCCTGCAATCGGAAGTCACGCGAGCGCCCGAGATGGGCGACACGCTCGATGGGATGCAGGTTGTGCGCGTCAGTCAAGATCCGGCCGGCGCAACGTGGTCTGTCCAGCTGAGGAAGTGACATGGCATTCGCGCTTGATCTGTCCAAGTTCATCGAGAAGGCCCAGGGCAATGCTGAAGACGTAGTTCGCAAGGTCGGCATCGACATGCTCGCCAAGGTCGTTGATCGCTCCCCGGTGGGCAATCCTGATCTGTGGAAGGGCGGCGGGCCAGAGGGCTATGTCGGCGGGCGGTTTCGCCGGAACTGGCAGGTCACGTTCGGGCGCCCGGCTCAGGGCGAAGTTGATGGCGTCGATCCTGGCGGCAGCGCAACCAATGCGGCAGGCGCTGCCGTGCTGGCCTCCTATCGCAGCGGCATCAACTCAATCTGGCTGGCGAACAACGTCCCGTATTCGTACAGACTCGAGATGGGGCATTCGTCCCAGGCGCCGCTTGGCGTGGCCGGCGTCACCGCGGCAGAGTTCCAATCCTTCGTCGATCAGGCAGTGCGGGAGCTGGATACATGAGCAACAAGCTGATTCGCAGCCTGCTACAGAGCCGCCTGAACGCGTGGGCGACTGCTAAGCCGATTCCGGTAGCGTGGGACAACGTGAAATTCACGCCACCGACTGGTTCTTACATCCGCGCAAGCCTGCTGCCGGCTGACACGCAGAGCATCGATCTGGAGGGCGCCCATCGCGGCTACATGGGCCTGTTCCAACTGTCGGTGCATGTACCGCTTGGCAGTGGCCCGAACGCAGCTGAGACGCTGACAGACGAGCTTTCCGCCCTGTTCCCGATGGCGCTCCGGCTTGAGTCCGGTTCGTTCTGGGTACAGATCACATCACCATGCAGCGCGTACCCCGGCATTCCTGGCGATACGCATTACATGGTGCCGGTCCGGTTCCGATACCGCGCCGACACCTAGCAATTTTCAAGAATCAAGAGAGCCCGCAATTGAGCGGGTTTTTTTGTGCCCGCTGTTCCAGCACTAACCCCCAAGCGTCGGTCCATGCGGCCGCAAAGGAACTATCATAAGCTTCTCGATCCCTGACGGTACTACCGTCCACCTCGGCACCACCTTCGGCACGCCTGTTGCCATCACTGGCATCAGCAATGCCGCAACCGCTGTTGCGACCGCTGCCGGCCACGGTTTCGCGAACGGCGACATCATCGTTCTGAAGTCTGGCTGGCAGCGCGCCAACGAGCGCGTGTTCCGCGTGGCTGCTGCTGCTGCTGGCACCTTCGAGCTCGAAGGCCTGGACACCAGCGACACCAGCGCTTTCCCGGTCGGTACCTCTGGCGGCACCGCGATGAAGGTGACCGCCTTCACTCAGGTCAGCCAGATCATCGGCATCAGCACTTCGGGCGGTGAACAGCAGTTCGCCACCGTCTCCCCGCTCGAATCCGACTTCGAGATTCAGATTCCGACCATGTACTCGGCGCAATCGATCTCGATGGAGATCGGCGACGACCCGTCCCTGGCTGGCTATCAGGCTCTCAAGAAAGCCGCCGATGCTCGCGCCATTCGCCCGCTGCTGATGCAGAACAAGAACGGCTCGAAAATCTACTACTACGGCTACGTCTCCCTGAACGAAACGCCGACCAAGAACAAGGGCCAGGTCGACACCGTGAACAGCTCGTTCTCGCTGCTGTCGCGTCCGACCCGTTACGCGACCTAACTGACAGCCATCTCGCAGAACCTGCTGCAAAGGGCGCCAGAGACGGTCTGGCGCCCTCTTTTTTATCGAATCCCCGAAGAGGAAACACACCATGGCTAAATTCAAACTCGCCGTTGCCCCTACCTTCAAGGCCAAAGTGGCAATCCCGGTTCACGGCGGAGAAAGCGTCGAGCTGAGCTTCGAGTTCAAGCACCGCACCCGCGACCAGCTGGCCGAGCTGATGAAGGGCATCGAGAAGCGCAAGGACGTTGACCTGATGGAGGACATCCTGGCTGGCTGGGAACTGGACGACCCGTTCGGCAAAGAGTCCATCGAACTGCTGTGCCAGAACTTCGCAGGCGCCCCGCGTGAGATTTTTGGCACCTACATCACAGAGATCACCCAGGCACGCCGGGGAAACTGATCGCCGCAGCTCGCGCCTTGTACCAGGGCACGGCCGCTGACGACGAAATGGAGGCGTTCGGGTTCACGGCTGAGGACTTCGAGGTAGAAGTCGAGGTCTGGCCGGACAACTGGGACGCCTTCGAGGTCTTCGCCGCGATGCAAACGCAGTGGCGCACAGGCATGTCCGGCGCGACTGGGCTCGACTACAACGCGCTGGAGCCCGTCATGCGCTTGCAGGGCATCAAGAAGCGCGACCAGACGGAAGTATTTGCTGGGGTGCGCGTCATGGAGATCGCCGCGCTTGAGGTGATGCGCGCCAAATAGCGGCTACGCGTGGCCATCTGCTACATTGGCCCTTTCTGACAGGGAGGGGTGGGGATGTCGCGCACATCTAAATTGATCGTCGTCTTGATGCTGCTGGCCATGGTCGGCGCCTGGCTGGCACCCGAGCAGACCAAACATCAAGCGGCAGAGGTGGCCGCTCGCAAGGCTGAAGATGCTCGGCTTGAGCTTGAGCGCGACACCGCCAAGGCCGAGCAGCGGCAGGCAGAACAGGAGAAATACACCGCAATCGCAGCAGCCAAGCGCATCGTCACCGAACGACTGAACGACCCAGGGTCGGCCAAGTTCGGCAAGGTCGTATACCGCCCGAGCGGCATTGTTTGCGGCTACGTGAACGCCAGGAATGCCATGGGCGGATATCCAGGCGAGAAGGGCTTCATTGTGATGGCTGGCAAGGCTTGGCTAGAAACAGATGCGGCCGACTTCGGCGAGACATGGAACAAACACTGCGCCACCTAGCGCGATTCAGACACCAAAGACCCGCTTCGGCGGGTTTTTTTATGCCTAAAGGAAAGCGCCATGGTCGACATTGCCAGCCTCGCCATCCAGATTGACACCAGCGACGTAGCCCGCGCCGAGCGGGATCTCGACAAGCTGAGCAACAAGGGCGCCAAGTCCGAGCGCGCTGCCAAAGGCGTCGGTGACGCTCACGGCAAGGCTACTGGCAAGGTTGGTGCGCTCGGCACTAGCGCTCGTAAAACAGGCGATGCACTCGACAAGGGCGCACGCTCGGCAGGCGCATACGCTGGCAAGATTGCGGCCATGGCAGCGCCTTTGCTGTCCGTCGCCGCAGCTATGGCGGCCATCAACAAGGTATCGGATGTTCAGCGGCAGTTCGATGTTCTGAACGCCGGGCTCGTTACCGCTACCGGTAGTGCCAAGAACGCCCAGGTCGCATTCTCTGCGCTGCAGGACTTCGCCCGCCAGACGCCATACGACCTTGCCCAGGCCGTCGAAGGCTTCACGAAGCTGGTGAACCTTGGACTTACGCCGTCCGAGAAGGCGCTGCGCTCCTACGGCAACACCGCGTCCGCTCTCGGCAAAGACCTTAATCAGATGATTGAGGCTGTTGCTGATGCTTCGACTGGTGAGTTCGAGCGCCTGAAAGAGTTCGGCATAAAGGCCAAGCAGAACGGCGAACAAGTCTCCCTGACATTCCAGGGCATGACTAAAACGATCGGCAACAACGCCGCCGAAATCGAGAAGTACCTAACCGACCTGGGCGAAAACCAGTTCGCCGGCGCCATGACGCAGCGGATGGCCACGCTCGATGGCGCGATATCGAACCTAGGCGACTCTTGGGACGCTTTTGCACTCAACATCAGCAATGCCGGCGCGGGCGACCTCATGGAAGCCGCTGTGCGGCAGGCCATTGATGCGCTTGATGAGCTGAATGCACAGCTCGAGTCGGGCCAGCTTGAGACGCAGCTTGGCGCCATAGCTGGAAAGTTTGACGGATGGGGCGGCGACATTTCCCAGACGCTCGATATCGTTGGCGACATCTTCGAGTCAGCAACCGGTCGCTGGGGTGCGCTGGTTGACAACAACGTCGAGAACATGACTTCGACGTTCGCCAATTTCCCTGAAAACGTCCGCGCCTTCATTCAGCTGATGACGGTTGAGGTGCTTAACGGGTTCGACAAGGTCACCGCTTACTCGGCTGCTTTCAAGGATGGCATCAAGGCCATCTTTACCGATGACACGATGGAGGGTGTCGGGGCGCGCCTGGAGGCTGAACTTCAGCGCCTAAACGAGCTGCGCGATGACAGCATTGCATCAATCCTAGAGGAGCGCGACGCTGCGCTGACCTCATACAGCGACCAGATGTCAGCCGCGCAGGATCTGCGCAAGGTCTATGACGATGCGATGGAGCGATCCGCGCAAGCCAGCGCAGACCGTCTGGCTAAGTTCAAGGCGCTCGGCAGTTCAGCCGGTGCAGCAGGGGATGCCGTCGAGAAGCTCGGCAAAAAGCTCAAGAATCTTGATGCTACAGGCCCTGGCGACGCGATCAATGACTACATCAAGCAGTTCGAAAAGCTCCACGACGAACTGAACCCGGCTGAAGTCGCTGCGCGCGAGTACGGCAAGCAGCAGGATCTGCTGAACGACATCATCGCGCGTGGTGGCGAGAATGCCGACAAGGCACGCGGCGACCTTGCCAAGCTGCGCGAGCAATACGAGGAGAACAATCAGGCCACCTCCGACTGGGCCAAGTGGACCGAAGGCGCGCTAGACCGCGTTGACGGCGCCTTCGCCGACGCCTGGCGCAACATCGGTGACGGGTTCTCGTCGTTCCGAGACTCGCTGACCAACGCCTTCAAGCAGATGCTGGCCGAACTGGCTCATATGGCCATTACGCGGCCAATCGTTATGCAGATTGGCGCAGCATTGGGCATTGGCGGGTTGCAATCAGGCGGACAAGGATTACTGGGCGGCATCCTGGGCGGCGGTGAGTCCGGTGGAGGCCTGGGTGGCATGCTGTCCAGCGCCTCGAACCTGTACAGCCTGTTCCAGGCCGGGCAGGGCCAGGGCTTGCTGGGGTCGATCTTCTCTGGCTTCCAGTCGGGTGGGGTCGGTGGAGCCTTCAATGGCGCCACGAGCTACTTCGGTAATATGTTCGGCGGGCTCGATCAGGGCCTGGGCCAGATATACGGCGTGCTGACGAATGGCGCTGGTGCGACCTACGCGCCGCTGAGTTACCAGGCGGGCGTGCAGGGCTGGGGCAATGTGGCAGCCACCGCAGCGCCGTGGTTGGCCGGTGGCCTTGGTGCTCTGATGGGCTACCAGAATGCCGGGGTCAAGGGCGCTGCCGCAGGCGCGGCGGGGGCTGCTGGCGGCTACTACGCCGGATCGGCCCTGGGCTCGCTGGTGGGCCCGCTTGGCACTGTGGTCGGCGGCGCGATTGGATCGGCCCTGGGCGGTCTGCTGGGCGGCTCGCTGTTCGGTGGCGGCTGGGAGACTAAGAACTATGGCCTTTCGCTGCGTGTCAGGGATGGCGAATTCATCGGCCAGCGCTACGAGTACCAAAAGAAAAAGGGCGGTTTGTTCGGTGGTGGCGGCTCTCGCTACAAATACCGCGCGCTGGACGAAGAGACGAACGCTGCCTTGCAGTCAACGTTCGATGCCACCCAGGAAGGCGTAGTAGGGCTGTTCGAGGCGCTGAGCTACGACATCGAGGACGGCGTGTTCGCAGGCCTGGATATCGCCCGCAAACGCATCAGCACCAAGGGCAAGAGCGAGGAGCAGATTCAGGAGGCAATCGCCGAATGGTTCGGCTCTGCTGCCGATGCCATGACGGCCGAGCTGAACAAGGTCTTTGCCACCGGCCTGGATCTCGATTTCGAAGGCATGCAGGCCTTCGTCGGCAACCTCCAGGGCGTGAACGAGGTGCTGCGGTATCTCGATGTGGGCATGTACGACGCTAGCGTTGCAGGCGGGAAACTGGCCGAGGCGCTGTCTGCGGCGGCTGGCGGGCTGGATGCCCTGGCGGCCAACTCGGCGACCTACTACGGCGCGTTCTTTAGCGAAGCCGAGAAGATCGAAGACACCATCGACTCCATCAAGCGGGCCTTCGAGTCTGCAGACGTGGAGCTGGCGTCATCCCGCGAGGCTTACCGGGCCATGGTCGAGGATATCGACCTGACCACGGAAGCTGGGCAGGAAATGTTCGCCACGCTGATGGCGCTGAGCGGTCAGGCTGCGCAGTACTACAGCATTGTGGAGCAGCAGGCCGCAGCCGCGGCCGCGCAGGCGTTGGCCAATACCCAGCTGTATTACGAACAGTTCACCACGGCAGGGCAGAAGACTGAGGACGTGCTGGCCGGCATCGTGGCGCAGTTCGAGGACTTGGACTTCGCGCTGCCGGCAACTCGCGCCGGGTTCGTCGCCGCGGTTGACGCGCTGGACACCTCAACTGAGGCTGGTCAGCGGATGTTCTCGGTGCTGATGGGGGCTGCCGGCGCGGCAGATACCTACTACGACCTGCTGGAGACCAGGGCCAGCCAAACGGCGGGCGTCGCAGTTGCTGGTGCGCGCGGCACCCTCGGCGTGCTGTCGGCTGCTATCAATGCGGAGAAATCGGCCATAGCCAGCGCCTACCAGGCACAGGCCGATAGCATTCGTTCGGCTATCGGATCGGCCAACGATTCGCTATCGCAGATGCGATCGGTTGCGAGCAGCCTGCGCAGCGCGGTGAATGGTCTGCGGCTGGAGTCGGAACAGTACGCGGCGCAGTCGCGCCGTTCCGCGCAGCAGGCTATTCGCCAGGCGCTGTCGGGTGGTGGCCGGGTGCAGATGACCGAGCCGCTGGAGCGGGCGCT